GTGAATCAAAAAATAGGCCCGCGATTTTGGTCTGACAAAAAGTATTGGGGACCGAAATACGGAAGAGAGATACGTGGCCTGTCTAACCTTGGGAGAGAATTGGATTTGGGGAACACACTTGTCCAGATAGCACTCATAAAGGTTATCAAAACCAACTATATCAAGGCGCTCATTTCTAAGAAAACGGTTGCCAGAGTGGTTAGGCTGACTCATAAGTGTCATCAAGAACTGATCAGCCAAAGAGAATCTTTGTCCAAGAAAAAACAGCCAGCTACAATCGACTCCAAGAAGAATGCTACTTTTGTCGACACGGGAAGAAAGAATGTCCTCGCAAAAATAAGAGATGCTGAAAATGGCTAAGAAAAAACCGAAGATTGAAGACGAAAGTTTGGATGCTTTTTTGACCAGGATACATGGCGAAGGCATTATTGCTACGGCAGACAAAGCTTTGCCTCCGCAATCCAGAGAGCTACTACACACGCCTCTTTCTCTAGACATAGCATTAAGCGGCGGTATACCGGACGGAACGATTTGTCTGATTACTGGCAAGCCAAAGAGCGGCAAGACAACACTGTGTTTGGAAATACTCAGGAATGCCCAAACAGAAAATCGACCGACATTCTATATCAATATCGAGAAAAGATGTACTCCTGCGCTTCTGGACACTATCCAGGGACTTGACCCTGCTAAGCTGCAAGTTGTTCCTCACAAAGTGGAAAAGGCTCTGACAGCGGAAGACTATCTGAACATCATCGAGAGAATTGCCAAGACACAAAATAGGGCCGTTGTGGTGATAGACAGTATAGCTGCGCTCTCTACTATGACAGAACAAGAACAAGACATCGGTAGCAGTAAAGATATGGCTGGCCCTGCAAAATTGTTGTCTGCATTTTTCAGACGCGCACAGCAGATAGTAGACGCCCAGGACGTTATTCTGATTTTCATATCTCAGATGATGACGAATCGAGAACCTCGTGGTCCGAAGTGGACAGAGAAGGGTGGCATAGCCGTTCAGTATGCGTGTTCTGTCTGGCTGAAAGTTACATGGACCCAACAGTGGGACCGCAATACAGAAACCAACGCTCCCGATGGACATGACATGCACATAACTGTTCAGTCTTCCGCTATGGGACGACCACTGTTACCTTGTGTGTTGCCTCTGAGATACGGCATAGGCATCGACAGAATTAGGGACATCGTAAATACTGCGGAGAACTTGGGACTCATTGAGAAAGCGGGTGCATGGTATTCAATCCCAATGTTCGCCGCGAAGAAAAAAGACCCTCCTAAATTCCAGGGTCTGGCTAGGTTGTCGAATTTTCTCAAAGAAAACCCCGACAAATTGGAAAAACTCGAAAAAGAAGTTAGAGGCATTGTGCTTCCGGAGGAAAAGAAAGATGATTAGTGTTAGAGACGAATTGGCGTGGCTAAAGCACCCGTTTACCGTGACAAGTGATCATTTGCATAGACAGATGCTACAGAAGGCATATGAACACGCGAACGCTGCCAGCCCTGATCCGAGCACAAAGAACGGTTCGGTTCTTGTCAGTCTACACCATGGCATCTTGTCTTATGGTGTGAATAAGTTCCCTGACGGAGTCGCAGAAACCCAGAGCCGCCTGACGGACAAGACCACCAAATACAGGATGGTTGTTCACGCAGAGAACGGTGCTATCTTCAATGCGGCCAAGAACGGCAATGCAACCAGAGAGGCAACCCTGTACTGTCCATTCTATGCATGTTCTGAATGTGCCAAAGCGATCATTCAGGCTGGCGTCATAAAAGTAGTGGGACATGCTCAACTGATGGCCCTGGCTGGTAGCCATACTACTTGGGTAGACACCATTGTCAATGCATGGGAGATGCTGGAAGAAGCTGGAGTTGAATGTTGTTTGTATGACGGAGAAGTTGGCGTAGTGACAAGATTCAACGGCGAAGACATAGCGGTGTAACATGGAAGTTCTTTCTCTCAGGGGAAAAAAGATAACGCTACGCCTTAGCAATAAGCGCATCAGGACAAGAGGTAAATCCAAATCACAATTTCAATATGACGTTGGCCAGCAATTGGTGGTGAAATATCCTCACGACGTTATTTTCGAAGAAGTGATCGTGCCGGGTGATGGATTTATATTAGACTTTTTCATACCGTCTCTCGATTTAGTTGTGGAATGCCATGGCAGACAACACAAGAAGCACGTTAAGCATTTTCACAAAACCAAGAAAGAGTTTCACAACCAACAAGATGTGGATCAGAAAAAACGTGATTGGTGCGAACTAAATGGATTTCGTTTGTTAGAGATTTACGATGAGTAACCTCAAAGAAGAAGCCGCGATATACTCCGAAGAACTAGACCAGTGGGTAAAATCACTGGGTTTGCCGAAATATCAACCGAAAAACTCAGAGATAGAAACCATTCTTGGTTTCACAAGAGAGTTGTTGAGGGAACAATCATCTGTGGACTTGTCTGAAGATACTGTTATCTTGGCTCAGTACGCATTGTTCCTACAGCAAAAGGCAAACGAGTGTAAAACATTCCTGAAATGGGCAGATCAGGTTACCAATCGCTTGTTGGGGGAAGACCGCCCGAAGTTGGTGTCGTGGGTCAGAAAAGCAGAGCTAAGGTTAGAGCGGATCGCTTATCTGGCCAGGAGAATCGAATTGGTTGGTCAAAGCATAAGCGGGCTTGTTCGAGCCCGATATAACGAAGGGAACAACAGATGAGCAGTCCAATAGACAACATCGGAGAAGGTATCCTTGAGGGCAATTGGGAAATTGTCTGTGAAGGATTTGAGAGATTGACCGGTCAACGCTTGCCTATTCCTGGTCAAACAGATGATTCAGAAGCCATACAGAAAATTCATAACATCACCTCGTCAGCGTTGGGCCTAGACTTGATCGCAAAAATTTGCGATGAAGAAGCCGAGGTTGAAACCACAACTTCCACGAAAAGACGTGGGAAGGGTAAGAAAGCCAAGAAAGCCAAGAAAGCCAGCAAGAAGAAAAAATCAACCATTTCAAAAGAAGGTGAAGATTCTTCTATCGTACTCCAAGATAGGAAAAGAACACCTGGACCTAGTAAAGATGCTGGAACTGCACAGCATATCACGAATACCGCTGACCCAGACGAGGTGGCAAGAAACAAAGAGAAGGCAGCGAGAACTAATCGCGCCAATTTTGAACAAAGGCCGGTCGACAGCAAAAAGTTCAAAGTTGAATGCAATGAATGTCTAAATGACTTTCAATCAGATAGACGAACTGGCAAGATGGGACAAAAATGTCCAAAATGTCTAAACGGAAGGAAGAGTCAATTCAATGGCTAGCAATAAGTCGAATGCTATTCTACAAGACTCAGGCATGGAACGAGCGGTACTGGCTGGTATAATTGCTCACGGGTCAGACTGTTTCTTTGGTGTCGAAGATATACTCAGTGTCAAAGACTTCTACTGGATGTACAACCAAGAACTTTTCACGATCTTGGCTCATCTTGTTCACAACCAAGACGCCAAGACATTCGATTTGCCGAACATACAGGCGGTAGCGAAGATTTTGGGATTCGAAGATTTCGTAGGTGGCGGCAAGCATTCTGAATATCTTCTGTCTCTCACAGAAGAAATTGGTTCGTCTGAGGATAACGTAAGAAAACTAGTCGTCGTTATTTACAAATTGTCTCTTGCTCGTCGTGGATATGTGGCAGCGCAAAAGGTCCAACACAGGTTGAAAGCTATTACAGGAGCGGAAGGTGTTGATGAGATCATAGCCAACATCGAAGAACCAATATTTGAATTTACAGGAGACATCATGGATCAAGGCGCAACTGTTGTGTCCTTGGGTCAAATATTCGAAGAATCAATGAAGACCCTATCCGAAACACCGCAAGACATAATAGGGTTGCCCACAGGATTTCCCATATGGGATGAGGCTATCGGTGGTGGTTTGAGACCAGCTACTGTTAATGTAGTGGGGGCCAGGGCGAAGGTTGGAAAATCATTTTTCTGCATGAACGTAGCCCGCAACATAGCTGAGAATAACATACCGGTCCTGTACTTAGACACAGAATTGACCAGCGATATGCAACTTCACAGATTAACATCTCTCGTAACGAAAGTAGAATTGAATCACATAGAGACTGGCCAGTTTGTTAAAAATCATCACGAAGAAGATGCTGTATGGGGTTGCAAGGAACACATCAAAGAACTAACGATTGATCACTTCTCTGTTGCTGGTATGTCTCCGCAAGCTATCATGTCAATAGCAAGACGCTGGTTATCGAAGACTGTTGGTTTCACAGATAGCGGGGCAGCAAAGCCATGTCTCATTATATACGACTACATAAAGCTTATGAATGACGGTAGCTTCAAAAACAATCTTCAAGAATATCAGCTACTGGGATTTTTGATAACCGCACTGCACAACTTCGCAGTCAAATTCAAGCTTCCTGTTTTGGCTACTGTTCAGCTAAACAGAGACGGTGTCGAGAAAGAAGGTTCTGAGGTAGTATCTGGATCAGATAGAATCATTTGGTTGTGTTCTAACTTCACCATACTGAAACCCAAATCACAATCAGAACTAACCGAAGACCCACAATCTAACGGTACGAAGAAGCTTATAGTGACAGCAACAAGAAATGGTTGCGGTATGGAGAACGGCGAATATATCAACGTCATAGATGCGTTGTCTGTCGGTAGGCTTTCCGAAGGAAAACCATTTTCTGCTGTTGCAAGTCAGGTGCTGGAGAATGAAGCCAGTGAGTAAGTTTGAACCATTGAATGTGAACTTCGTGCAAGATCGTGCCTGCGAACGCATAACGGAAGTGTTCGACGCTCTTGGTATCGAATACACAGAACGACACGACTACATACAGAGTGCCTGTCCAGTCCATGGTGGAGAAAATGAAAGGGCAATGTTCTGGGCCATTAGATCGAACCACTGGCAGTGCAAAACCAGAGGTTGTCACAAAGACCCTATTACCGGCGTGTCCAATAGTGTCTTCGGCTTGGTAAGGGGTGCTATGAGCCACAAGACAGGAGAGGAATGGGGCTTCAGACAATCTGTCAATTTTGTTATGCAGGCATTGGGTCTAAAAGACTGTCCGAAAGATACAGCTACTGCGCAAGACATTGAAATAGCCAAGATGCTGAAGATTCACAGAAAAAAGCAAGTATCGCCTAAAGATCGAGGAACATTGCTCTCTGAAACAATCAAACATCTCAGACCGGATCAAGTTTATTATCCGAACAGAGGTATTTCACCCGACATCATTGCCAAATATCACATATCGTTCTGTAACACACAGGGCAAGCCTATGTTCAAGCGAGCATTTTTCCCAATCCTAGACGGCAAGGGAAGACATGTGGTTGGATGGTCTGGGAGAAGCATTTACGAAAAATGCCCTGAGTGCAAAATGCATCACCACCCAGAGAGAGGATCGTGTCCTGACTCCAAATATAAGGGTGTGTATACCAAATGGAAACACTCTACCGATTTTCGCGTTGAGGAATGTCTGTACAATATCTGGTACGCTAAACCATTCATTAGCAAAACTGGCACTGTCATTCTTTGCGAAGGGCCAGGGGATGTATGGGCATACGAAGCGGCGGGTATCAGAAACAGCGTAGCGTTGCTTGGTACCAGCATGTCCCGCCAACAAAGACTCATGCTTCAAAATGCTGGGGCGCTAACCATTATATGCACTTTCGACAACGACGAATCAGGACAGAAGGCAATGAAAAGGATAGAAGAAGAGTTGACTCACTACTTCAGGGTATTCTGTGTCACACCCACAACTGTGAACGACATAGGCGATATGTTCAGTGGTGACATATTGTCTCAAATTGGTCCTATTTTGCAACAGGCGTCTAGGGCAGAAATGCTATCAGATGACTATGTTGTGGAGGAAGTAAATGACTGAGAAATTCGGAAAGATTGAAGACTCTGGTGAGAGACGTGGATTCTCCACGGGGGCTAAGCGGGACGTAGATGGAGACAAGCCAAGGTTCGATCTTATCCCACTTACCGTCCTGCAAAGGGTCGTGCGATGTTATGACCAGTTCGACCTATCGGATATCGTGAGTAAAGAAGTTCCCGACGAATTGAAAGCCAGAATACTCAGCCTTGGTTTTGCGTGGGGACAGACACCACTCGACGATCTTCTTCTGGAGGTAATTTGGATTTGCCTGGAAGTTATCGAGTTGCAAGAAGATGATAAGGTTTTGTCTGTAAATCCGAAATTGTTCCATGGATTTCACGTCATATCTCCCAAAACATATCTCAGGATAGCTAATCATTACGGAGGTGGAGCCAAAAAGTATGACCCATGGAACTGGTCCAAAGGGATGCCTCTTAGTGTGTTTCATGCTAGTATGATGCGACATATTTTCAAGATCATAGATGATGAAACAAACGAAGATCATTGGAGTGCGATATTCTTCAATGCAGCAGCCATCTTGCATTTCAATATGATTGGCCGAAAGGATATGGACGATGTTACTCCAAGACTAGAAGATTGGGGAGATTATGCGGGTCGTTAGATGCAGTTCGTCTGCCATAAACCTATATAACCATTGTCCATTTTCGTATTTTATGCAATACATATTGGGCATGGAATCGCAAAGCGGGAAAGCTGCGCTACAGGGAAGCATAGTCCATCAGACTCTAGAGTGGATGATTCTCTTGAGCAAACGTGGGAAAACAAATGTTGATCCCATGTGGCTACTGCATCGTGCCTGGGACGAACTCGTCGTTAAGTCTCCGTCTATTAGTATACGAAAAGTGACTACGAGGTTCGATAAAGAAACTGGCAATCTCAAAGAGGCGGCAGATTTTAAGAAGTGTCGCGTTGCTCTAGAGCATATTCTGGCAAACGAATTCTACAATCCGTATGATCTGACAAAGATAATTGGTGTAGAACAGTGGTTCGCGCTGGAAATGCCAGGAGAAGAGTGGAAGTGTCTGGACAAGGACAATAAAGAACACCAATTCGCCACTCGTGGTTTGATAGACTTAGTACACGAGATCGACAAAGATACCATAGAAATTGTAGACTGGAAAACAGGCAAGAGAAAAAGCTTCTACACGCAAGTAGATATCGACGAAGAGATGTTGATGCGGGAAGTTCAGCCGAGGCTATATCATCTTGCGGCATTCGACCTGTACCCACAATACAAAAACATATTGGTCACCTTCTATTACTGCAACGATGGTGGTCCGGTGACTATATCTCTTTCTCGTGATGATATTCCCATGACTATCGCAAGTCTCCACCGCTTCCTGACAACGGTCAGCAAGGATACGTTGATTCGCCGGAACCGATCGTGGAAATGCCGTATGTGTAGTTTCGAGAAGAACAGTACGTGTCACAAGGTGTGGTCGGACCTACATACCTTGGGGGGCGAGTATGTCGAGCAGAAGTACCACGATTTGACATTCGAAGGACAGTCTGCTTTGGGAAAAAAATCGGAGTTGTTAGATGAGTAAGAAAACGTATGTCCCTCTTCACGTCCACAGTCATTACAGTTTACTTGACGGCCTAGCTTCTCCGAAAGCACTGGTAAAACGTTGCGTTGAACTTGGTCTGCCGGGTTGCGCGATAACTGACCACGGTAGCATAAGTGCCATGAAGCCATTCTATGACGCATGTAGAAAAGCGAAAATCAAACCCGTCATTGGGTGTGAGATGTACATCTGCTTGCAGGATGCTACGATCAAAAACAACGGCAACAACAAGCGACACCACTTAATCGTGCTGGCCAAAAACGACCAAGGCATAAAAGACTTGATGTCTCTGGTTAGCGAATCCAATAAGCCGGAACACTTCTACAGGAAACCTCGCATCAGTATGGAAGGTCTTGC